AACAAGTAAAAGAGTTTGAAGCTATTATAAAGCCCTTAGACACCTCCAGGATTCTCTTTCTAGGTACACCGCAGTGCGAAGACAGTATCTATAACAAACTGCGTGAGAGAGGCTATGACGCTCGTATATGGACCTCTGAGTATCCCAGTGAAGATTTAGTGTTAAAGAACTACGATAACGATATAGCTCCTTTTATAACAAATCAGATAACAGAAGAGACAGTAGGACACACTACAGAGCCTCTTAGGTTCTCAGATATGGACCTAGAAGAGCGTAAGCTGTCTTATGGGCGTACAGGGTATGCTTTACAGTTCATGCTTAATCCTAGGCTATCTGACGCTGATCGCTACCCTTTAAAGATAAATGATCTGATTATAACAGATATCGATAACGACTTAGCTCCTGAGAAGATTATATGGTCCAGTGATCCAGATAACGAAAATAAAGACCTTCCTAATGTAGGACTAGGTGGAGATAGATACCACAGACCTTCTAAGACTATAGGTGATATGGTGGAGTATACTGGTTCTGTTCTTTCTATTGACCCTAGTGGTAGAGGAAAAGATGAAACAGGGTTTGCTGTTGTTAAGATGCTTAACGGTCAACTCTTTGTTCCTGAAGCTGGTGGTCTAAAAGGTGGGTACGATGATCAAACACTTAAACAACTAGTACACATAGCCAAGAATAACAAAGTTAACAAGATTATCATAGAGTCTAACTTTGGTGATGGTATGTTCATGGAACTACTTAAACCTTTACTTATGACTTCCTACCCTTGTTCCGTTGAAGAAGTAAGACACAGTAAACAAAAAGAACTTAGAATCATTGATGTCCTTGAACCTGTACTTAATCAACATAAACTTATTATTGATCCTTCTGTTGTTCAACATGACTATAAGAGTGCTCAAGGATATCCTATAGAACATCAAGCTAAGTATATGTTATTCTATCAACTTAGTCGTATAACAAAAGATAAAGGTAGTCTTAATCACGATGATAGATTAGATGCTTTAAGTATTGCTGTTAACTACTGGGTAGAACAAATGAATCAAGATGTTGATAATAACATTAACTTTAGGAAACAAGAACTACTAGATAAAGAGTTAACAAAGTTTACTGATAGCTTTCATAAAAGAAGTCTTAAAGGTCCTAGAGCTATGCTTTGGCAATAGCTTCGCTATTACCTTTCGTCTTTACTCACTCTGTTCGATAAAGACTCCGTAGCTTTCTATTAACAAATCTTTAGTGATTAATATAAGTGCTGTTATAGTTAGTTTAAATACATAATTATAAAGTATCTATAAGAGAGGGTCGTCCCTGACAAAGACCCTCCCTCCTTTTAAAACTATCTATAGATATATGTTATTGGTCTTTAGACACACCTATCCTTAAAAAGGTTTTGTTAATATAAAGTATTTAAAGGACAGGGTCTTCTTGTTGTTAAAAGCTAAGAAGGAGAAGAACGAAGTATCGACTTCTTTATTTTAAGTCGCTATTATTCTTGTAAGACCTTATTGTTTTAATAGGTACACCTTGAGGAGTCCCTAGATAAACATTATAAACGATTTTCAGATTTGTAAAGCCTTAAATTTAACATCATGGACATAGATACTCAGACAGACTTGTTAACCAACGACTTATGCAATATAATAAATCGCTATAAAGGGGAGTTCGATTTGAATGACCAAACAATCATAGGGGTCCTGGAGTTCGTTAAATATGACTTATTAGCTACCAGTGTTATAGAGTTTGATGCAGACTTTGACCTAGAAGAAGAGGACGACGAGTAGTTCGAGACTATTAGATTTTCATTTTAGTTGAAAAAATTTGAAGGGGTTACGCTATATACGCGTGCGTTAAAATACCCCGTGCGTGCCTGCGTTTTTCTACTAGGGGTGGGGTATGTTTTTATGCTATTTAGGCATCAATATTATTTTTATTATCTATCTACCATAAATCCTTAGAATTTATTACATAACAACCATAAAACCTGCCGTACAATATGTATTATGTCTAATAGTCTATCAATTTAACCTTGTTAAAGCTCGTTATTAGATCAAACGCAAATCAACAGATCAACAGGGTTAAATGCGTCTTGGTTGCTATTGATAATCTGTTATCACTTGTAAATTTGTTATTTCTTTTTCGTTTATTTTTCAATCTTTTTTGAAATCATTGAAATCTATTCATCTCTACTCAACACCGCTTAAACACTACAAATTAACCTTTAATCTTTTCATAAAGTCCTGCCAGAGATAGCTTTACAACTCTCATCTTTGGATGATTGCTATAAAAACTATATCTTAAAAACTTTTTTAATCTTTTTCTATCTTATTAAATATCAATAGTTTAGCTAGTGATTTTATAGCTATAGCTATTGACACATGGTATATACTAGAAATCGAACCAAGTTTATTAATCATCAAAATAGAAAATCAATATGAAAAATTACAAAGAATACCTAGACTATTGCCAGAGATTGGCTGAAGATGTTAATGACTCCTATTCGGATGACATTAATGTAAACGATAGAATTCATGAAATAGCTGACGGCTGTCAGGATGTTATCTATTACAGCAAAGCTTGGGATTTAGTGAATATGATGAGAGAATACCATTACGAAAAGTTTAATGAGGCTGTTGATGAAGTGCAAGGAAGTGGTTTCGAGTTTGAAGGTGATATAAACGCACATATAACTTGGATTGCTTACTATCTCATTCGCAATGGCATTTATTCAGCTTATCAACACATTGAATCGGAGGAGGTAGCATAATATGAAAAAATCAAATATAAATCATTCCGATGCAAACCAATTATTTGACTCATTAAAACCGACACGCAAGGAACAAGCTGTTATCTGGCTTATATCGCCAGTAATAGTACTTTGCACATGGGCTTTATTAATCTTTATATGTAGCCTATAACCAACCTAGAAAATAAAATATAATGAACCTATCAAAAACATTTCCTAAAATGTCAGCTAATGACTGGCGTAAACTACAATTATCTACTGACGCAAAGAATCAAAGAGACTGGGCAAGTAGACGATTGCACGACATGGAAAACGATCCCGACAACTTTACCTTGCGAGATTATCTAAAGGTCAAAGCTGGATATAACACTGCCGTTGAGACTCTTAAAGAACTACAATAAAATGAACAAAGAAAATATATACACTTCACAATCTTTAAAATCGCAAGATGATGATGAATGTGAGAACTACCACTACCAGTTAGTTGATGGGGAAAAGTACCTGTTAACTGATGGTGAAGCTGACTGGTTATTCAATTGGGTAAAGGGTAAGTATGCAATTGCTGATCATTTAATTGAAAACATAGTAGAGACCGACAAAGGTTATGTGTACACGATTGACTCAATAGGCTTAGGCGAGGCTTTAGAAGCTGATCAGATGTTTCCTAAAGCGGTTATGTTGTCTGATGATAGTGCCTTGCAAGCTATATTCTTTTATAGTGCCTGCGAACCATCCTTTTTGGAGTGCTAATAATGAGCGTTACCGAATACATAGAAGAGATTCCCTTTTGTTACAGAGTTGTCAGTGATTATAAACAAGTGTATTACAAATGGCATTGCCGCTTGTATCCTGACTTATTTACAGGCAAAGCACACGATAAAGAAACAATGTTTGAGCAATTCAAACAAGTTGCTAAGGAACTTAAGAAATTAAACAATAAAAAGAAATCAATATGAAAATAAGAAAGAAACATAGAAAGCCTTTAAAAAACTACCAACTCTACGCGGACCATACCTTACCTAGTGGAATTGTTAAACAACGAGCTATTAGCGAGGTAGAGGCACGAAGTGCTGAGGAAGCTAGTAAGACAGGGTTTAACCTTGCAAAGATGTTAGGTATGACCTTTACGCACGCTAAGGAGGTGACGATATGAAGAATAAACTTATACTTATCTTGTTACTCGTCTTATCGAGTTGCAAATCACCTAGATTAACCGAGCGTTGCAGTGATGTGTGTCCGATCTGTAAATTTAACCATTGATGCTATGAGCTTAGAAATGTTACTAATGTATGCCTTGATCTTAATTATTAGCCTTGGCTTTCTGTATAGAGAACCATGAAAACCTGTAGTAAATGTGGTATAACCTTACGATGCAGTGACAAGGAGGGGGATATATGTTTAACTTGCCTTTCCTCTTTAACTCCTCATTGTAACTTCGATCAAGGATACAGCACCATCGAAGGAGCTATACGACAATCAACCAACAACCCTATGAGAACCGAGATAACACCAAAAGATTTTAAATATATAAACCAACCTAGAAACATGATAGAAGAAACTATGCACTACATTATGACCGAGCACTTTAAAGGTGTACTTGATCCCAACCATAAATACTTTGACCTTTACCTGTCCTTACAGCACTTACTGGAGGAGTATAACAATGATTGATATTACACAATATATAGACAGAGAGAAATTATTTATCGATGCGATAAAAGACAGGTTTAGAAGTTATGCAGAATGTGACCCTTTTTGGGTGTATGAGACGTGTTTTCCTATGGATCAAGATATAATTGAAAAGAATGGGAAAAGATATCTTGAAGAACCTGAAGCAGGAATGGACGTAGAAAATTTAATGCATGAAATGAGTGTTGCAATTGATGAAATTAAACTAAAAATAGATAATCTGTTTAGTTTCTTAGATGAAATAGAATTAGATTACTTTGATATTCATAATGACAGCAATGAGTTTATAGTCTGGATGAATGATTATTGGTACAAAGAATTTAAACAAGGTAAGTGGGGAGAGTTGACGGAAAAAAAACGAGCAGACCCTGACTATAAGAACTGGCACATGGAAAAGTTAGTTGAAAGAGGACTAAAGAAAGGAATGGAAGACAATGGATGAAGACAACGATATAGAAAGAGAAGAACTTCGATGGGAGTACAAGGAAGAGTTGAGAAGAGATATTAACCGACACCAAGGACTGATTGACTTTGATATAGACTACGACGAGGAAGAATTTATAAAACAAACGGAGGACTGGGGAGATGAGTGAGTTCTTAGGTTTTCAATCTTATCCGTTACCTTTTTATTGTCCGTTTTGCAATGAGACATACGAAGAAGATGACGCAGTTTATCACGCTCATTGTTGCGAAGAAGAGGAAGAAGACCATGAGTAGAGACCTTGAAGACTTCGATAATAACATCTTGTTAGGCGTGGACTTTGCTGAACAAGTTACGCGAGCGTGTGATCTGTTTTGGAGTAACAATAAATTAGGTTACGATAAAGACGGAAAGATAATTAGAACAGATGAGAAGCGTATTCGTCCGAGAGATTTCAGAGATATGATAACAGCTGAAGTTTTAAATAAAAAAGCAGTGATCGAACACCACTTAAATAAAAATGAAAAATGTTAAAGAGTTAGATTACGATATGATCCAATGGGGAAAAGCTAGGTATAGAAAAGCCCAAGAGATTTACAAAGCCCAAGGATATAACTCTGAATTACCAGCTTATAAGAAGTTAGGCAGAGAAGTACACGTCCCTATCGAACACGCTGTAAATAAATTCTTTGAAGACAACGCTAGACCTAACGCACCTGTACCTGTTTGGCTACCTTATATATGGGACTTAGAACCTAGTGTTGTAGCTTTTCTAGGGGTTAAGGTATTGTTTGACATCCTACCTGGTGAACCTTACATATCCGAGGCTTCCTTTTTAGTAGCTAAAGCTTTGGAAGATGAAGTACGTGTCCGTTACTTTAAAGAGAATGTGACGGAGAGTGATTGGTTGTTATTAAAACGAGACCAAAAGGATGTACTTACAAGGAATAGATTTGTTAATAAGTTCTGGGATAAAGAAAGAAAGTATCACAAACAAGGAAGGTATCAAAGGTTTGAGCTATGGAGTAAGCGTAATAAGATCATGCTTGGTTCGTGGTTAATTGAATTGATAAGGATGCAAACTAATTTATTCCACGTTAAAATCAAGTACACTTACACCACTGCCAAACGGAAAGTCATAGCTCCTAATAAAGACTTGTATGCGTGGGTAAATAAATACGATGAGAATTGTGAGGTCATTCGTCCGTTCTATTTAGCCACACCTAAACCACCTGTTGATTGGATAGATAACTACGGAGGAGGATACAATAGTGAAGGACTACCTACTCTTCCTATAATGAAGATCAAGAACAACGATGGTATAAAACACAGAGACCTTAGCCCAGCTTACGCACCACTTAACCGACTGCAACGAGTAGCTTGGAAGATCAATCCGAAGATGTTAAATCTTATGACTTGGGCGTGGAGTAAGGACTTAACTATAGGAGGAATGGAGAAGAGTGAATTATTAAAACCACTTGATATTGTACCTAACCTAGCAGACACAGACCCAGTAGCTTTCACTGAATGGAAGCGTAGACAAAAAGAGATATACGAATATAATTTAAGGAGTAACGGACAGCGTATGAGATGCTTGAAGATACTTAATGTAGCAAAACGCTACGCTGAATTAGATGAGTTCTACTTTCCTTATCAGATGGACTACAGAGGACGAGTGTATTCAATACCTAGTTATGTTAACCCACAATCATGTGACTTTGGAAGGAGTGCTTTACAATTTGCTAAAGGAGTACCTATAAATAACGATGAAGATAGTAGATGGTTAAGGATTCACGGAGCTAATGTCTTCGGAGTAAAAGGAAGTTATGAGGAACGATTAGCTTGGATAGATAAAAAGAAGGACTTGATACTTGAAAGTGCTAATGATCCTTGTGAGTGTAACTGGTGGCAAGAAGCGAGTGATCCGTGGGCTTTCATACACTTTTGTTTTGAATACTCTGAGTTTAAAAAGCACGGATGGGGATTTGAAACTAGGTTACCTTGTCACATGGACGCTAGTTGTAATGGCATACAGATTCTATCTTTGTTAACAAGAGATGAAGAGTCTGGACACCACGTTAACTTATTACCTTGCCAGAAACCACAGGATATATACCAGGAAGTAGCTGATCAAGTGTACGATAGGTTGATGAAAGACAAAAGTAAGAACAGCTTGGCTGGAGATTGGTTAAAGTTTGGAATAGATCGTAGCTTTACGAAGAAGATAGTGATGTGCAAACCGTTTGGAATGAATGGATACACAAGTAAAGATGCCTTGGAAGATGCTGT